ACGAGGAGACAATTGACGAAGCTCTTTCCATAGAAGAAATGATTGACTATGAGTTAGTAAAAGAGTTAGTTGAATCGATTGGCGGTACTATTGATATGGATAAATTCAGAAAAGCAGTTCAAATTCATAACGAAACATTTGACTACTCTGGATTTGATCTTCTTAAAGCCTCTGTAGATTATATTCCTGAAGCGGAATATCAAGGTAAAAAAGTACAGCTCAATAAACCTAAAAGAGGAGGCTCTAAAAAATTCTACGTTTATGTTAAGAACCCTAAAACAGGAAACGTAAAAAAAGTATCTTTTGGGGATACTGGCTTGTCAGTAAAGCTAAAGCAAAGAGGAGCAAGAGCTTCATTTGCTGCAAGACATAAATGTGCACAAAAGAAAGACAAAACAAAAGCAGGTTATTGGTCATGTAATATTGGCCGTTATTGGAAATCACTAGGTGGATCATCAAACTTCTCAGGTTACTGGTAGACCTTATTCTGAAATAAAAGAAGACGGTTATATAATTAGAGAGTTCTCTCAAGACACTTCTCCATTTGAATTTGTATGGCATAGAGATCGTGAGGATAGGTATGTTCAGGCTACCCAACCAACTGATTGGAAATTCCAACTTGATAATGAGTTACCACAACGATTATCAGAAAAGAAACTATTTATACCAAAAGAGACATATCACCGTATAATAAAAGGATCCGGTGATTTAGTTGTAAAAATATGGCAAAAGGATTAACTTTAGGTAATTATTTAAAAAAACCTAAAAAGAAAAGACCAGGCGTACACGCTAAGTCTAAGACGTCAAAATTAAAGTCTTCTAAAAATTATAAAAAGACTTATACAGGACAAGGAATAAAAAGATGAAATTAAGTAGTATCATATTAGAAAATTATGAACACTTTCGTAAGTTGGCAGATAAACTTGAAAACGAGTTAAGAGACACTTACAACAGAGATGATATCCACGTCAGTATGGGAGCATATGCAGGAGATAGAGCCGCTAATGATCCTTTACGCGATAAAGGGTTTGGTAAAATAGTGATTCATATAACAGACGAACTACCTGATAGTGAGTACAGAAATATGAAAAATACACTTACAGCAAAAGGGTTTGAAATAACCGGTGGTGCTAATTTCTACGACTTAGACGACATTGGAGGTAAAGCCCATAAGTATCCTTCTATTAAATTTCACTTCGATATATGAAACTATCAAAAATCATATTAGAAAATAAAAAGTTTGTAGTTAGGGAAGAACTTAATCTTTCTAATGCTGATGTAGTAAAACTTGCAGAAGCAATTACTGACAAACTAGAAGACTATCTCGATATAGATAACAGAACACTTCTTTTCCAATCAGTATCTGCTGCAATTGGTGATCTTCTACAAAATAATGAAATATAGTTTGTAGTTTAAATTAAAGTTCTTATCTTATTAGAGATACGGACTGGTTATGGATTATACTTTCCTTTTAGGATCTATTGAAAATATTTTAGGCAAAAGTCACAAGAAGGCTAGAGACAACTATGCTTTCCACTGCCCTTTTTGTAATCATCGCAAACCAAAGCTTGAAATTAATATGGCAACTAATGAAGAAGGTAAAAACTTCTGGGAATGTTGGGTATGTCAAACTCGAGGACGCACAATAAGGTCTCTTTTATTTCAATTAAAAACACCTAAAGAACAAGCAGCAGAGATACTAAAGTACCTTCCTAAAGGATCTTATGTAGAATATAAAGGACTATCTATAATAGAGTTACCTAAAGAATACCAACCACTGTATTCTGCTTCACAAACATCAGTAGTTGCAAACCTAGTTAAAAAATATCTATATGAGAGAGGACTTTCCGATAATGATTTTATTAAATATGGGATTGGATACGCAACAACTGGAGAATATGGAGGACGAGTTATTATCCCAAGTTATTCTGGATCCAATCAACTCAACTTTTTTGTTGCAAGAGCTTATGATGGCAACTATTACAAATACAAAAATCCTGAAGCCTCAAAAGATATAATCTTTTTTGAAAATTTAATTAACTGGAGTCAACCAATTATCTTATGTGAAGGTGTCTTTGACGCAATAGCTATTAAACGTAATGCTATTCCACTATTAGGTAAATCAGTTTCAACTTCACTTTACAAAAAGATTATAACATCACCGTTACAAGACATATATGTAGCTTTAGACACAGATGCTCGAGATAGAGCATTACAAATTGCAGAAAAATTTCTAAACGAAGGTAAAAGAGTCTTTTTAATTGACCTACCAGATAAAGATCCTAGTCAAATGGGCTTTATACCTTTTACTATATTAATCCAGCAGGCTATTGAATTAGATCTTTCAGGCCTAATGCTGAATAAACTAGATTTATGATTAAACAAGGAACAAATATCCTTAAGGAACATTCTAATCAAAGATTAGATTTTGATGCCAAACTTAAACAAATAAACTTCTTAGATAGACGAGTATATAAGAGGTCGGAAGGTGTGTACTACCCGTCCGTTACCACAATCCTTCAGTACATGCCTAGAAATCAATTTTTTGAAAATTGGTTGAAAGACGTAGGTCATAACGCCGACCTCATAGCTCGTCATGCCGCTAAAGAAGGAACTCAAGTACATGAAGCTGCAGAAGCTTTAGTATTAGGAGAGGAAGTGTCATGGATGGACGATTACGGTAAAGCAAAATACTCCCAACTTGTATGGGAGATGATATTGAGATTTTATGACTTTTGGTCAACACATAAACCAGAACTTATATCTTCAGAAGAGTTTGTATTTTCGGATGAACATAGGTATGCAGGTACGGCTGACTTACTTGTTAAGATGGATGGGGAGACTTGGTTACTTGATATAAAAACATCTAAACATTTACATAAGAGCTACAACCTACAACTTTCAGCTTATGCAAAAGCTATAGAAGAAGTGAAGGGGATAAAAGTAGATAGAACCGGTATAATTTGGTTAAAAGCTCATACTAGATCTAACTCTAAAAAAGATGGTGTATATCAAGGTAAAGGTTGGCAGATTAAAGTGATAGACGATATAGATAAGAATTTCCAACTATTCAAACAAATCTATAATTTTTATAAACTTGATCATCCAACAACTGAACCTATTTATAATAGTTATCCAACAACGTTAAAACTATGATTAGATTAAGTATCCTAGCGTTAGTATTTGTAACTATAACAAGTTGTAGTTCGTACACTGTTGCTAGATACGAAGTAGAAAATGTATTGGCAGTAACAAAAGCTGGGGATACAATACAGGTACCCCTTTCGGAACTTAAAAGACAGTATAATTATAATACTTTTTCTGATTGGCAATTTTATTATGGAAACAATTTATGGTATAGTTGGTATGATTGGAGACTTAGGTACCCCACTTGGAATATGTGGTATTATGATTGGTATCGTCCGTATAGCAGAACGATTAGGTATTACAATCAACCTAAGACAAGGTACGTACCACGACGTGAAGTTCCACAAACAAGACCAAGAGTACAAATAAACGGAAGAAGAAATGAAACTAACACAACTAATCCTAGAGGCACGCAACAAACCCAAACTCGTAGTAATGGCAGGAGGAGCTGGAGCAGGGAAGTCATACCTTCTCAACCAGCTAGATCTAGGATCTCTACACCTAGTCAACCCAGACAAATACGTAGAGGATCCCAACAGCCCCGCATACAACAAACTCAGCCCAGGGGTCGCTCTAGCCAACAAGGAAGCAGAAGCACTGGGAGACGACAAAACTAGCTTTGTTTGGGACACAACAGCATCCAATCCTGCTAAGGTAAAATTATTCTTAGACAAAGGGTATGATGTTTATATGGTAATGGTTTACACTCACCCCGTGATAGCATTCATATCTAATGCAAAACGTCAAAGACGTGTTCCTTCTTCTGCTGTATTCTCAACCTGGAATAATGTTTACAACCTTATAGACGACTATAATAAAATGTTAAAAGGTAACCTTTCTATTTTTATAAACGATAGAGGAGGAGAGTTTAAACAGTATATTAAAGAGTTCGACACTGCAGCAAAAAATGGTGCAGCTGGTATATCTGACTACTTAGAAAAACTTACAGATAAACTTGGACTTGAGAAGGGTTCTACTTTTAGAGATCCTTATGAAATGTCTGATCAAGAAGAACAAGAGTTTTACAAA